GTCCCAAAAGAGGAAGTCGAAGCCGCCCGCGCCCAACTCGACCCCCGCACATTCCGCCAAGAATTTGAAGCCAGCTTCGAAAACCTAAACGGCCTAGTCGCCATCAGTTTCAGCGACAAAAACATCAGCACCGACGCCATCGACATCAGCGTCCTCCCCCTAATCCTGGGCGTCGACTTCAACGTCGACCCAATGAGCGGCATCTGCGCGGTCAAAAAGGACGACACGCTCTACGTCTTCGACGAAATCATGCTCAAGGGTGGAGCGACCACCTGGGACTTCGCCGAAGAAGTCACCCGCCGCTTCGGCGTGGAGCGCCGCGTAATCGCCTGCCCCGACCCCACCGGCTACGCCCGCAAAACCAGCGGCATGGGCGTCACCGACCACACGATCCTCCGCAAATCCGGCTTCACCGTCCAATCTCCCCGCTCCCCCTGGAAGATCCGCGACAAAATCACCGCCGTCAACACCGCCCTAATGGACGCCACCGGAACACGCCGCACCCTCATCCACCCCCGCTGCAAAGAACTAATCAAATCCCTCCGCACCCTGACCTACACCCCTGGAACGGGCCTCCCCAACAAAAACCTAGGCGTCGACCACGCCTTCGACGCCTTCGGCTACCTCTGCCTCCAACAATTCAACCTGGCACGTCCCGAAGTTTTAGGCCAAACCGCCTACCGTTTGTACTAAACAGAGCCAAAAATACAAATCCATTTGTTACTCTATGACTAAAGGCATAAATGTTATGGACGGGGAAAACACCGAACAGGCTGCACCCAAAAAACACCGCCCATTCGGTTCAAAGAACCCCGACGCAGTAATCGAACTGCGCCGCCAGCGCTTATACCGCCGCCAGCTAGAGGGCCTCGGCTCCCGCGATCTCGTCCAACAGCACGCCAAAACTGAGCAAATCAGCATGGCCACTGCCTGGCGCGACTGGGCCCAAGTGAATGCCTGGAACAAAGAGGACTGGGAGCGCGAGCGCGAGGACATGATCGCCCGCATCCAGGGAATGCGCTTCAAGCTGTACCACACCGCCTACAAAAAGGGCCACCTCCAGGTCGCCGCAGGCGTCCTCGACAGCCTGGGCCGTGTATTGGGCGAAGCAACCCCCGAACAAGTGGCGGTCCAAGTCCCGAACCTCAACATCCAAATCGAGCAAAAGAAGGACTGACCCATGCCAAAACGCGGTCTCTACGCCAACATCAACGCCAAACGCAAGCGAATTGCCGCTGGTTCGGGCGAAAAGATGCGCAAACCGGGCTCCAAGGGCGCTCCAACCGCCGCCGCCTTCAAAAAAGCGGCCAAAACCGCCAAAAAACGCAAACCCAAGGGTAAAAAATAATGGCCATCACCGTCGTCCGTGGCACGAACCTCGTCGAATACCACGAATCAACTCCCCTAACTTCTGTTGGGGACAACTTGGAAGTACACGCCGACACAAGCGAATTTTGTTTCGCTGCTGTCGTAACAGGCGGCGCCAACTTCACCCTCGCCTTCGAGACCGAATTTAACGGCGGCGCAGGCACCTGGTACGAAATCGACGCCAGTAAAACAATCAACTCCGACGGCGAGTACATCTACTTCTACACAGGCAAGCCCGTAAACCGGATCCGCATGAGAATCAAGAGCATCAGCTCTGGAACGCCCAGCGTCCTTGCGCACATCGGCCTTTCGTATAGCAGCTAATGGGTACCCGCATCATCCCCGGATTCTGCACTCACCTGGAGGTCGATGCGGAGAGCCGCATGACCGAGGCTAGTTTTACTTTTATGACCCCTCAAGACCCAGTTGACTTTGGCGCGTTAATGACCCGCCTTGCATCAGGGGTCGAGGTAATGATCGAAGTGGAGGATGACGATGATTGAGTATCGCGGCGAAAAATTCGAGGGCTATAACAAACCCAAGCGCACCCCGAACCACCCGAGCAAAAGCCACGCCGTTTTAGCGAAGGTCGGCAACGAGGTCAAGTTAATTCGTTTCGGCCAACAGGGCGTCAAAGGCAGCCCCAAAAAGCAAAACGAAAGTGAGTCTTACCGCAAGCGCCGCGAATCATTTAAGGCCCGCCATGCAGCTAACATCAAAAAAGGAAAAATGTCTGCGGCCTACTGGGCTGACAAGGTGAAGTGGTAACCCCATGACTTATTCTGTCCCCGGCCAAATCCGCACCCACCTCGTCAGCTCCACCTATCCCGGTGGACCGGACAGTCCTTTCGTCCGCACGCAAGCAGTGCTGGACCAAATGCGCGGCTGGGAGATCATGAAAGCCGTCACCCTCGGCACCGAATATCTCCGCGAGAATAGCGAAGCCTTCCTCCCAATCGAACCCCGCGAGGATTACTCGGCCTACCTCGCCCGCGTAAACCGCGCCGTCTTCTCCCCCTACACCCAGCGCCTGGTACGTGCCGCCGCAGGTCTAATTTTGCGCCGCCCCATCACGCTCGAAGGCGACCCGTACTGGTCAGAGGTTTTTGCGAAGAACGTCGACGGATGCGGCTCCGACCTCGACGAATACGCCCGCCGCTCACTGATCTGCGCCCTAACTTACGGCCACTGCCACACGCTAGTCGACTTCCCCGCCCCAACTGGAGCACGCAGCCTGGCCGAAGAACGCGCACTCAACCGCCGCCCCTACTGGATTGAGGTCGATCCAACCAACATCTACGGCTGGCGCCTGGACCGCGAGACAAATTACGGCCAACTAACCCAAATCCGCATCAAAGAACGCGCAGTCGTCGCTGATGGAGAGTTTGGTGAGAAAGTTTACGACCAAATCCGCGTCATCGAACCAGGCCGCTACCGCATCTACCGCCAAACCGAATCTGTAAAGGCAGCAGCAGGCGGCTTCCCCTATCCAAACGCCTACGAGGCTAGCGACGCCACCTCCGACTACGAATTAGTCGAGTCTGGCGACTACAGCCTGGGCGAAATCCCCCTAGTCACGGTTTATTCCAACAAGACCGACACGATGGTCAGCAAGCCCCCGCTGCTGGACATCGCCTACCTAAACCTGGCCCATTTTCAACGCCAAGCCGACCTAATCCACAGCCTGCACATCGCCAGCCAACCAATGCTGGTTTTAGAGGGCTGGGACGACCAAACGAAGGACATGGCCGTAGGCGTGAACTACGCCATCTCCACCCAACCAGGCAACAAGGTCTACTACGTCGAGCCAGCATCCAGCGCATTCGAGGCCCAAACCTCCGAGATCCGCGAGCTACAGATGCAAATGGCCACGCTAGGCATCAGCACCCTCAGCCAACAAAAATTCGTTGCAGAGTCTGCCGACGCCCGTCGCCTGGACCGTGTTGACACCAACTCCATGCTGTCCATGGTTTCACTGGACCTCGAACAAAGTTTGCAGAAGTCCTTCGACCTTGCGGCCAACTACTTAGGGCTCGAACCACCGAAAGTAAGCATCAGCCGCGACTTCGACATCGACAAACTGATCGGCCAAGACATCACCGCACTAACCTCACTCTTCGACCAAGGTGTCCTGGACCGCGAAGAGTTCCGCCAGGTGCTGGTGCGCGGCGAAATCCTACCGACTGCGAACGAAAGCATTTAGTAAGTAGTGCAGTAGACTAATACTGCCATTAAAACTTGTCATGGCCGAATCACTTGACAAGGTTCTGCAGCCCGACGGGACATACAAGTGGGAACTTGTAGAACTCCGCGCTGCGAATCTGTACGAGAAGGACAAACCGAAGGAGGTAAAGCCTGCTTCGCAACCCCGACCAAAACGGCGTACCAAAGCCGAGCAAGAAATCCCCCAAACCGCTGAATACGAATTTTGACAATGGAAGAGCAAGTCATCCAGGACACGCCCGTGGCGAGCCCTGACCAGCCCGTGGCTGGAGCCGACACCGCTTCACAACCCGACCCAACCGCTTCAATCCGCGCCGAGTACGAAGCCCAGCTAGCTGCAATCAAGCAGCAAGCCGCCGAAGCCGAGGAACGTTTCCAAGGCATCAAAACCAAACTCGACGAGGTTTACAAGAAGCAGGACGACCAACGCAAAAAGACGTTGGAAGACCAGGGCCAATGGAAAGACCTCTGGGAAGAGGCCAACAAAACCGCCCAGGACAAAGATCTCCGCATCTCCGACCTGGAACGCCAGCTCGACGACCTGCGAGTTTCCAACGAACAGGCCGCAACAAAAGCGAGCGCATTATCCGCAATCAACCAAGCCGGAGCTATCAACTCCGACCAAATGTTGATGCTTTTACAAAACAATCTACAAAAGAATGCAGAAGGCAAAGTTGTCGTATTACAGGGCGGTGTCGAACAGGACATCAGCACCTATTTGAACAACTTAAAGAACCCTGGATCGGGCTACGAACACCACTTTAAGCCAAGCACCGCTGCAGGTATGGGCGCCAAACCCACACCGAACTCAGCGATTGCACCAGGAATGGCTAACCCCTGGAAGGAGGGTAGTATTAACATAACGAGGCAAATGCAACTAGAAGCACAGGAACCTGAACTCGCAGCAGTGCTGAAGAGGGAAGCGAACCTGTAGTCCCAGTGGGACGTTGCCTCACCAAGTCCGTGACTTGGACCCCGCAAACACCTTTGACGTTGGTTTTCTAAAATGGCCGCACCAT